GGACGATACTGCGTCCCGGTTTTTAGATGGTATAATCTCGATCGCTGTATCGCCGTATTTGCAGAGATATCGCACAAACGGGCGCAATTTGTGATCGATATTCAACGTATCAAAGAATAGATGTTCTAGTTCTTCTTTGACTTTTTTGTTCTTAGCCCGAATAAATAATGTGTGCTTGCTTTCGGGATCAATCTGGGTTGCTTCATCGGCATAGATATCAAGAGCCATGGTGATTTCACCGACTTGATCCATTTGATCAAAATCTTTGTAGCGTTCAAGCCGGTTGATGTGTAGGTTAGTCTGATTGACGAGGCCCTGTGTCGAAAAGTTGATAAATTGGCCGCCCTGGGAGACCCGGGTCAGATCATCCTGGTTCTGCAGGAGATTTTCATGTCTGAATAGATTAATAGACCGTGTATAAGCACGTACTCGATCAAATAATTGCCAAGACATAGAGACCTGGTTTACGAAACTTGGATAAATCTACCCAAGCCCGAAGGGAGCCTTTCTTCTCCCCGAAGGCTATTCTCCCCGAAAGTCCAGATTTTTCAGATTTCCGGGTAGCAGATCATTCCTCCTACTTCTTCAATACAGATAGGAGCAAAGCTCCATTATCTTTCTTGCGGCTTACTGCTTTTGGATCTTCATTAGTGTGTGCTGTAAGTGCCTTAGTAAATGCTTTCACCTGTTGCTCCGTATCGATTGCGGCCGTTGACGTTGGCTGAATATTGACAGGCATCAAAGCTTTATGATCCTTTATAACTAACTTTGGCTTACCGGGTGATTGAACTACCGCACCGGGTTGCGTCTTGATGCCGGTTGGTGCGACATATGGTAGTAGCAAAACGTTACTCTGAGTAGCCGCCATCTCTGCGCCTACGAATGCTAAGCTCAATGCTATTGGTAGATCGTCATTCATCGATCCTGTTTCAGCACCGGTTCTGCCTCCTCCCAGATGAACATATGTTTCAAGTTGCTTGCGGCAACGATGGGAATATATGCAGTATCCATTCTCACCTAGATTATCAATCAAGGATTTAACGAGCATTGGTTTGCTGGCCTTAGTAGTGTTGAATCCGATCTTGTTGGATCTAGTATCCTTGCTAGCATCTTTCTTATTGACGAACATCATGTTTCGACGCCAGAGACTGGGGTAGTTAATGGATTCCAGGCCCTGGCATACTGTAACGCCTAATCCGGTCCGTTCGGGAACCATGAAAGCGATATTATACCACCGCCCCAGAAAATCGGCAATGATGATCAATTGCGCAGGCGTGCATTTGATTTGCAGCTCGGCGACTTGCTCTAGTGTTGTGACGTCAATAATTTCTATTGCCGACCAGTCCCAATCCTCGCCGCTTGAGATATCAACCCCCATGGAATATGTGTGTTCAGGTACTGGTTTCTTCCAGACTTGCAATCCATTCTGGAACTCAAGAAAATAACTCTCACCAGTAACTGGGTGCACGTAATCGAGCGTATTAATGATTTCAAACTTATCGTTTACCGTCTCGCGGATGTGGACCAATACTTCGCGATCTAATACTGGCCTACCAGAGCCAAGAAAGTCTCTCAATATTTCCTGGCGGAAATGCCCCTCACCGCCTTTGGCTACCAATCCATGATATTGTTCTTCCAACCATGGGCTCCAATAGGGGCCATACTTCTTTCGCTCTTCTTCAGTCTTACATTCCCTAATGCCTCTGGTCGGCGAGATGATGACTTCTTGTTTGCTAACAGAATCTGTGTATCGGATCTCCCAATCCATATCCCACCATTCAACCACGATGGGGTTGAATACGTTGAGGCCTTCTTCTGCATCTGTCCAGGTTTTCCAATACCAGTTACCGACGCCTTTAGACGTAGCTATGACCAAGCAATTGTGTGATAAGAACCCATTGGCGACATATGCGTGCACATCATTTATTTGGGCGTCATGAACCAGTGACATACTGGTTTTTAGTGATTTGATTCTGTCTGTGAATAGCTCATGTTCCACTAGTTGACCAATTTTAGTTTTACGTAACTGACTGTGCCTCATCAATGATCTCGCAAAATGCCTTGATACCGAATTCTTCCTGACTCTTTGTAAAATTGCCTGCCTAATCCTATGCCCCAATCCGATACTTGCCACATAGAATTCTTCGATCAGATATTTGTTAGTGAATCGGTCTCTATTGTTGCGACCTTTTGGTACGTTGTTGAGTTTGTTTTGCTTAGTACGGCCCAGGAATCCTATGTATTTTCTAAATCGCAATACGTCATCTCTTGTTTTAAGTTGGACATTGTAACTCATGTTGTCAGAATGTCCGTTGACACGTTTGTGTCCAATCAATCTAGTACGCATGCCCATTGATAGTAGAATTGTTTGTATTTGTCGTGCTAATTTTATGCTACCGGTACTGTATTTGATCCGATGGCTGCTTATGCAGCCATCGGCCTCAAATAGACCACGTAAGAAAGCTGCCTTAATTTTATTCTTGGCTGACAGAATAGGTGTAGGTACACTAAGATTAAGTGCTGATTCTTTGTGTATATTGTTAAGCTCTAACACTAAAAATAAACTCTTAGAATTCCATCGAACGCTAATATCTTTATGGTGCCGTTCAACGCGACATTTTACACTTAGTAATTGTCGTACTACTTGTTTTACATAATTAACTATATCGCCACCATTGCAAGATATACCAAATCGTCCGGTGTCTTGTATGAATCCATCGCCCCATATGAGTCCCAACAGATTGGCCAAACGTTCGTCGAGAATTGCTGGTCGGCTTTTGTTTTTTAGTAACGCAATCATGGTTTTGCAGCGTCGACAACCGGATCGACATTGGCATTCTCGGCGTATATAATCATTTATATTGGTGTTTAATTTGACGATGGATCCTGTTTTTACTAATTTGGAACTCAGAATCATTTCGTCATCGAATGTGATATTAGACACTTTTTTCCAAATAATTTTACCGGTTTGTGTGACCACCATGAATTTGTGATCGGGAGTGGCTTCTATATAGTGACCATTATCGGTTATGATCCTAATAGTTTTCTTTATTTTGTTACTATGGTATAATGCCTCCACTTGGTGCCAATTGTTTTCCCAAAATACTGATGTTGATTTTGGGAGCTCATCTATGGATATGAGACCATTTTTGGTAGTTATTAACGAATCCGGACTTAGGCAAGCTCCTCCATGTTGGAGAGTGGGCCAGGCAGAGCTCCACATTTCTTCCATATATGGCGTGACAGATGCTTCATCAATAATGTTTAATGATGACGAAAACTGCCGCAATGTTTCTGGACCAGATGGCAACGATTTAATCACAGATCCATTGCTAAATCCGAATTCATGTTCATTGTCAACCGTGGGCGCCCATATTTCTTGCATCCATATTGGTAGATGTTTGAACACAAATTTGATATTCTTGCCCATAAATTCTTTAGCATCATTGTCACGCTTAGATGTGATTAATGTGGTTTTGTTGCCAAAGAACATAGAGAACCACAAGGCATATCCGCCAGATAGCGTGCTTATGCCCGCCTGCCTAGTCTTGCTAAAGATATTGAAGCGATGTTGTTGAAACAATCTTAATTGTTTCTTTTGGTACGAAAACGTTGTGAATGGTATGATGCCGGCTGAGGGATGTTTTATTTTACAATATCTGTTGAGAAAATAATCAGCAGAATTACGGCAGTTCTTGATTACTTTCTTGATCTTGTTCTGTACGACTTTGCTCATCAGAACTGTCACTCATTCATTATATCTTCTAAGTTGATGGGCGAGCCGCTACTCTTGTCAAGCCTGCGGCCGATATTCTCTAATACTTTGATCATGGTTGCTGAGGATTCGGCTTGCGTTCGTAGTGCTTGTGATAGTGATTCATAAAAGATGCGACTTGGCTTACTGTTTTCGTTTTCAATCCTGTTTTTTAAGAGAGTAATAAATGTACCAATATCGGTTCTATCGTGATGATAGTGTTTAATGATTTCGTCTGTAATGGTGCTGAATTTGGTGTGGAAATCTTCTCCGGCCATGTCATCATCAAATTCGTTAGCATCCGGTTCGGTGGTTTCTGGCTCAATGATTTCCGATTCGGGATCTGGTTCGGATGCCTCTGCCTCTGCCTCTGCCTCTGCCTCTGCCTCTGCCTCTGCCTCTGCCTCTGGTTCTGCCTCTGCCTCTGCCTCTGGTTCTGGTTCTGCCTCTGCCTCTGGTTCTGGTTCTGGTTCTGGTTCTGGTTCTGGTTCTGGTTCTGGTTCTGGTTCTGGTTCGGATGCCTCTGGCTCTGAATCATCCGTAACATCGCTCATAGAAATATGCAATTTATCCATTAAATCCTGTATGTCGTCATTAATCACAACCATCATTGCTCCTTATGACAAGTTGGCTTCGGGAGTTGGTTGTACCCGAATGGATAGCGTACGCTCTTTCACTCCCTCTTGCGTGCCGTCCGTACTATACTTAACCTTGATAATTAAAATGATGTCGCCCTGTTGTATCTTGGCATCTTCAAATCGCCAGTTAATGCCGGTTGTTTCCCATATCCGGCGCATTCTCTCAGCTTCCTCGGTATTATGCTCTCCTCGAACGGCGTCTTGAAGATAGTTCATGACTCCATTACTGTCTAAGGTGTTAAGGATGCTTCCGGCACGGGCAAAGTTGACGCCAAATAACTTAACATCTTTGTCTGTATCCGCGTTATCTGGTTTATCTGCCGTAGCGGTCTTAGTATTGTCTTCTTGTTCTGCTAAAACAGATAAATTGTAAAGCCAGTCATTGCTGATTTGCCTACCGGACTTGGGGCTAATGGTACCTGCCTTATGTAGATTCCAATTTGCGGCCGACACGCTTAAAGCTCCTTCGCCGAACACTAACTTGTCGTCCTGTTGCTTCCAGCCGCCCAAATTAATTGCCATCATGCGACGGGCTAAATCCGCCAAACCTTTCTTATCAGTAATAGAATTGATGGCTTCAGAAATATCTTGGTCATGAAATTTGGCGATAAATTCGATAGCTTCTTTCATTTTGTATCTCCCACTGGGGTTATAGATACCTGTTTTCTTGGGGACAATCCTATCTTTGGCAGATAATGTTCGCAATCTTTGCTCGTCACCATCGCCCTCGTTATTAGGATTAAGGCGCTGTTTGATACTTTTGCGCAATTTGCGATGTACTCGTTCACCTACTGAATATGGTGTAGCCATAAT